GTGTTGCATAGCTCGTTAAAATGCTGATTTGCAATATCATCCATTTCTTTTGTTTTGTCTGCCAAGGCATGTCTGTACACCGCTTTTAGCGTCCCATCGTTCCCCCAGCCGCCACGCTGCATGATATAACTGTCTGGTATGCCAAGTGCGTGCTGAATAGATGCAGAGTAATGTCGCAGATCATGGAAGCGAAAATGAGGAAGCCCAGCCCGGTGCAGGCAGGATCGAAAGCGATCCGTAATATTGTTAGGAGTGAGATTTACAATTCGCCCTGTTTTTCCTCTCCATTTTTCTGCTACGAAATCAGGAAAATCAATATACCGGTCTCCAGCGTAGGATTTTGGCGATTTTATTATCCAGGCGTTATCTTCTGTGCGTACCATGTTTTTGCTCACGTGTACGATATTACCGGAAATGTCTGTAGAATCTAAGGCACATATTTCACCACGTCTCATGGGGCCAAATGCGGCTAAGAGAATGGGAAGTTCCATTTCCGTTCCTTCGGATGCCCGGATCAGACGTTTTACCTCCTCGTCTGTCGGAATATACAGCTCTACACGCTGCTTTTTAGGCAGGGAAGTATTCAGTGCGAAATCAGGGCGATATTGTTTTAGAACAGCCGATAAGAGTCCGTGACTGTTTCGTACAGTTTTGGGGCTATGATTTACAGATTCAAGATTGATAGCGATCTGGATATCTTCCTGTGTAATGCGACTCAGGCGAATGTTCATCAGTGACTGTAACGATGTTCTGCGGATTCGTTTGTAGTCCATAATCGTACGTGGCGACAAAATGGATTCTCTGGATTGAATGTAATTATCCATGGCAGTTCCCAGAAGCATATCTGCAGAACGGCTGCGTTGATCTTTATTTGCGGCAAACTCAGCCGCCGCCTGTTCTGCGATACGCTTGCCTTTTGGACCCGGTATATTGCTCGTAAACGATTCATATATTCGTTTCTTTTTTATGCTTCCGTCAGGATTTTTGATTTCTTCTGTGTGACTGTACACCAGACAACGCCAGGATCCTGACGGTAATTTTTTTGCTGTTGGCATAGTATCATCCTCCTTGAAAATGGGTATAAAAAATACACCTGTACAGGTGCTGGAGGATTGTGGTATAATCATCTTGCTTAAGGAGTGATTATACCGGTCTCCAGACCTGTATAGATTCGCTGATCCGCTTCGGTGCTGGTAACATCGGAGCGGATTTTGTTATTCTGTTATATCTATTTCTCTAATTCCATATATGCCGCTGTTATTGCTGGAATTGTTATATTCTGACCAAGAACACTTGTGTAAGATTCTTCTCCAGAAGCCTCGCCGTAAATAGCAACGATATCATCCTCGATAAATTTGCTGTCGGATTTATTTGCATAATATACATATATGCTGTCAGACCATAATCCCAAGTCATCTTTTGTAACATGTATCAGGTATTCAGACTCACCATTTTCTGAATCATAAGCAACTTGCTGTATTTGTCCCTCGAATTTTACTTTATTTCCTTTATATTTTTCGGCAGATCTTGCAAGTTCTTTGTATTCAATTTCGCCACATGCGGCTTTATAGTCTTTTTCGGACATATTGCTTGCATCTTCGCTTAATTTATAAGAATTTCCGCTTCCATATATAAGCAGTGCAATAACTGCCACAACTGCAATAATCAGGATCCATTTAAGTTTTCCGCCTTTTTGCTTTTTACGACAATTAGGGCAGACCTTCGCATCATATGGTATTTCGGTTTTACAATGTTTGCAAAGTTTTGTTGTAGGTTTCTCTTTTTTCATATCTCATTTTCTCCTTGTATTTTACTTTTCACGCTGCAAAATCTGGAATTCTGTATTACTGATAGGGCGTATCTGGTAATAATCCTGCAAATTTATATTGAATTCAGTTTCTATTGCGGATAGATCGAAAGATATTGGCTTATCAGAAATATATACAAATAAATATCCATTTTCTGTTTGCAGTGCATTTTTTAAAGTGACTACAGAATGTAATTTTTCGTTAAGAATTGGAATATACAAGTCACCTAAGTGATATAAGTTATCCTGAATCTTACGATCCAGTTCCAGCTTATCTACTTCGCTTGCTGGAGTTTTTTGGGGTTTGTTTTTATTTGCAATGATTTTTCTCTCTTCTTCTGACAATGGTTCAGATAGCAGGCGTACCGTATGAATCATATATAATACAGCTGGTATACATGCTATAATTTCATAAGTAGAAAAGTTGCTATGAACCACAGAGAAGATGACCTGCGATATGGCAAAAATCAAATATAAAAGACTGACGAACATGCTGGCAACTAAACTGCGATAATATAGCAAACCTATCGCAGAAGCAACTGCGAGAACTATAATATTAAAATAATTATAGGTAGTGATTGCCGAATGTTCAGATCCTTTCATGAGCCAAAAGCCGAAGATACTGACCAACAGACAGAATAATTTTATATAAGCTTCCGTTGCCGTTTGGAATATAAGACTTTTCCCATAGTTGTACACCCAATTTTTTAGCAAGTTCTTTTGCAGGTTCGGTAAAGGTTGAATTGGTCATAACAACAGCTATATTGCAATCATAAAATTTTGCTCCAGCATACGCTTGTTGAACAGCCTGATTGCCAACAGGGTAGGAATAATATTTACATTGTATTCCGTATTTGACGTTTTCATTATAAGCAATGACATCAATTCCTTGATCTCCACTGCTTTTTGTGACCGTAACATCCCTAAATCCTCTTTGTTTCAAGAGTTTTGCACAATGATGTTCATATTGGTATCCATCCATTTGTTTTTATCCTTTTGTATATTTTTCGCTGCATAGAGGAATGATAACAATATGAAAATATTATTATCTCAATTCTTAGAACAGCACCACCTGTCAATCCGGCAGGCGGCAATTATGACCGGCGTTCCCCGGTCTACGATCGGTGACATAGTGACCGACCATGTAAGTCCAACTCTGGCAACTATGGAACAGTTGGCAGCAGGGTTGAAAACCACAATTTCAGATCTTTATGAGTCTGAATATAAGTGATTTTCAAAAAGCGTCCGGGATTCCGGACAACGCACAACTTTTTTCCTCCTGAAACGTTTGTTAAGATGAAAGGAAAATTTTACTAAAACAAATGTTCGAAAACAGTTGCATCACAAATATTTTTGTGATAATATAAAACCAAAGTTTTTCGAACAAATGTTTGAAAAAACGTGATCGGGAGGTACATATGATGGATTACAAAGCTGAGATTATAAAACTGATTAACAAACTGAACGCTTCAGATGAAACCTTTTTGAAACAGGTTTACATCATTATTAAGAAGCACTTTGACAGAAGAGAGGGACGTTAGTCCCTTTTCTTTTTTGCCAAATTGTCAGCCAGCTTCTCGGCTGCTTCCGTGAGTACCTTTTGCGATGCGGGAGATAGTTCGTTGTAGGTTTTGGCTATCTCTAAAATTATACCATAAAAAGCGTTGTCTTTTCCCTCTTCTAGCAGATCTGATACGATGCCAGCTATTTCCTCATCTTCTGAGAGCTGCTGGTACATCTCTCCTTCACCTGTTTTCAGCCATTCTTCGCTGACATTGAACTCACGGCATATTGCCCGGCTCATTTGTTCCGTAAGATTTCTCTTTTCTTTTTCAATATTAGAGATTGCTACTTTGGTCACTCCGAGCTTATTTCCGAATTGTTCCATTGTTAGATTCAGGCTTTTTCGAACTTCTTTGACACGCTCACCTTGCGTCATTCATTCGCCTCCCTTCATTTTATTTCTGATCTTAGGATAACACCGTACAAGAAAAAAGTCAACAAAAAAAGTTAGCAAAGCTAACAAAAAGTACTTGACAACGTTCTCGAAGATTACTATAATGTAATCAACGATAACGAAGTAAGCAGGAAAGTCCAGGTGAAGTGATAGGGCGGTTCGTGAGTAACGTGGTAGTTATGCTGATAAACGTATCAGACAGAGCGAATGCAGAATAAGCATGACCTGGCAAAACAGTTGAAGAAAGCAGGAACATCAGGGCAAGAAAGCACAGTGTTCATTACTACCGGCAGAAAAATGAGCAGTCTGAACCAATCAGAACTTTTCCCCTCAACCAAGAAGTTGTTAAGCGGAAGAATCAACGAGCGAGAGGACACAGCACTTCGTTACCGTACAAAAAAAGAAAGGAGAGAATCGAATGAGAGAAACGAAAAAGAAGCTGTTGCAGGAAACAGTTACGATTCTGAAAAAGCTGGACAAAGAAAGCCTGGCAATCATCAGAAGCAACGCAGAGATTCTGAGAGCCAGAGACACTCTCGAAGAGCAGAAAGCGGGGTAGAGAAACGAAAAAGTGAGGTGATAAGATGCCAAAAAGCAATTTTTGTCAGCCCAAAACAGACGAGCGTCTTGATTTTCTGAGAGAAGCCGTTGACGGCGGAATGTCAAGAAACAAAATCAAAGTAAAAGAGCTTTCAGTCAAAACCGGCATCAATAAAAGTACGCTGTATAAGCGAAGACAGAAGCCGGAGACCATGACAATCGGAGAACTGTTAATCTTGAAAGACACATTGAAGATCGACGAGCATCTTTTGATGAAAGCACTGATTGAAGGGAGATAAAAAGCAATGAAAAAAGAAACAGAAACAACCGAAGTAACAGAAGAAACAACCGGAGCTGGTGTAATTGCCCCGATCGTAGCCACAGCGGCAGCAATATTTGCCTTCTGGTGGCTGGGAAAATACAGCCTGTTGAATGAGCGTGACATTGTCGGAACCACAATTACCGTGTGGTGTGCGGTAGTAATCCGCATCATGCTGTGGGCGGAGAAGGAGGAAGCAGAATGAAAAAATACGAATTGACAGAAGAAACGTTCACAGTTTACGGAAAAACACTGTACCGGATCAGAGCAGTGCGTGATTTCGGGTCTGTCAAAACTGGAGAGTTCGGCGGATACATCGAGAAAGAGGAAAATCTTTCACATTTCGGTGATGCGTGGGTTTACGGCAATGCAAAGGTTTACGGCAATGCAAAGGTTTACGGCAATGCGTGGGTTTACGGCAATGCAAAGGTTTACGGCGATGCAAGAGTTTCCGGCAATGCGTGGGTTTACGGCAACGCAGAAGTTTTCAATACGAGGCATTTCTTTGTACAAGGACCGATCGGGAGCCGGGATGGATACGTTACATTTTACAGGACTAAGGATGATACGGTAGAGGTAAGATGTGGCTGCTTTTCTGGAAGCCTCCAGGAATTTGTCAATCAAGTAGAGGAAACACATGGAGGCAGTAGATACGAAAAGGAATACAAGCTTGCAGCGGAACTGGCAAAGGTATGTATCCGTCTGGAGGGGGAAAGCAGATGATCTGGGTAAATGAAGGACGCGACCAGGAAGCCAGAGCCATCCTGGAACTGGCTGGGATTGATTCGGACAAGTACCGGATCTGGCACCATAATAGCATCTATGTGCATGCAATAAATGAAGAGACGAAAGAATCGGTGATCGTTGAGAAAGCGACACTCGAGGTAGTAAAAAGTCCCGGTGCTTTGGCGGGCGATCCGGGACACAAAAATAACATTTCAAGCTCATTATAGAGCAAACATAGGAGGTAAATCAAGTGAAAATCAATAAATTAGAGATTGAAAACGTCAAGCGAATCAAAGCGGTCCGATTGGAACCTGCACAGAACGGCCTGACGGTGATTGGTGGAAATAATAACCAGGGGAA